ATGGTGAGGTTGTATAACCAGAACCACCATTTGTAACTGTAATTTCACTAATAGAACCATCAACAGTTACTGCTGCCGTTGCTCCAGTACCTCCACCACCAGATACAGTAATTGCTGGAGGAGAAGCAGCATCATAATCTTTACCTGAATTTAATATATCAATACTCGTTACAGCACCAAATGTCTTGCTTAAATCTGACTTATAAGACCATATAGAGACACCATTAACCCATGTACCAATAGGACCAGGCTTAATAAGGTCTTTAGTTGAAATTGTTTGTGCAAGTTTAGGGAACCTATTTAACTTACGCTGGTTACCTGGAAGAAGTGCAGATCCTGGGAAAGGTCCAATTTCATAGTTTGGAATACCTGTAGAAGCAACATATACATAATCATCATTAAAGAATGAGTTCTGTACGTTTGTAGTATAAGGACTAATAGCATTAAAAATAGCACTATTAAGAGATTTACCTTTATTAAGGTCAATAGATACAAGAATATTACCTTGTGGTTCAACAGTAGCAGGTTGTACCAAATTATATTGGAAAACATACTCACCATCTCTAGATGTTACAAGGAAAGATCCGTTATAGATGATTGGGTTAGCACCATAAATTGTAACCTGATCCCCAACCAATAGACCATGAGGGTTAGCACAAGTTACAGTAGCAGATTGATTGTTAACACCACCATAAGTGATAGATGTAACTTCAATTAATTTTTTAACGTTATATAACCAAGTTGTCAAATCTGGACCAATACCAGTACCACCCAACTTAGAAACTGTTAATTTATCACCAGGAAGATAGTAAGATCCAGTATCAGTTAAAGTTGTTTGTTGAGCATCAACGATACCAACAATATTCATCACAACTTCCTGAAGAGTACCCTTATTAATGTAAATCCTAAAATTAGACTTTACTTCAGTAGCAGAATCCCAATCTTCTACAACACCATTAACAGAACGAGTACATTCGATAAACTGGTTTAATGATTTTTCCTTATATTGTACAACCTCACTATCACCAATAACAAACTCACCGTTTCTTTCTGGCCAACCAATAGTAGAGTCAACTGTAATAATACTATCAGTTTCGTTTAAAGGCTCACCTAATCTCGTCTTATAAGGTACAGTAAAAGTACCATTAATCGTTTCTTCAGATAAAACAAGTTCAAAAATCTCTAATTCAGAGGTTTTAATAGAAATAAAATTCTCTACAAGAGCACTTGCTGCTTGAACATTAGAATCAGCAATATCAGCTTCTTGAACTATAAGTCCATCTTTAATATCACGAGGATCACCACTAACTAAAGATGCACGAAGAATGGTGTCAATAGACCAAGTAGCGTTGGATGGCTTAATAATTTGATCTTTTGGATAAGAAATACTTACAGTTTCACCATATAATAACTTAAAGAGATACGCAATACTAAAAGATGTACCTTTAGATGAATAAAAATCTTTAATTGATTTTATAGCATTTCTTACATCAATCTTTGTATAATCTAAACTTGGAACATCTGGAAGGAATTGTTCTGTATATTTGTCAAGAAGTCTCTTAACAAAGAGTTGATCTAAGCATTTTACTGCAGTGTCAACCTCTGCAGCTGTTGCAACAGTGTCATTTGTAAAAACTGCGTTACCATCTTCAGTATATGCAGTAATACCACTTGCTGCTCTAGCACAACCTTCAAATTGTGCCTTTGTATACTTACTACCATTCTGATTTACTGTAAATCCAGTAACCTGATTCAATCCAACTGTAGCAGAAGCTTCTGCGGATGGTGGAGATTGAATAAAGATTGTTGGTGGTTGTGCAGAACTATACCCACTACCAAAATTAACAATATTAATATCAATGATTTTACCATTGAATATTGATGCAACTGCAGTAGCTCCAGTACCACCAGCATATGCTCCAGTTCCATCTGTTCTATCATCTAAGATGTATACAGAAGGAACATCATCATATCCACTACCACCACTCAATAATTCAATAGAAACAACTCTTCCATCACCATCAACCTTAGTTTCTAATACTTGAGCACCTATAGGATCCTTTATTGCTATTCTAGGAACAGTTTCATACCCTTGACCAGAATTTAATATATTAATACTTTCAACTTGACCATCTACCATTACTGCCTGTAATGAAGCTTTAATACCATCTTCACCTGTTGGTTCATCAACATATATTTCAGGAACAGTTGTATATCCAAATCCCTTATCTAAAACTTCAATAGATCCACTAATAGAACCCCCAATCATCGTTGGAATGCCTATTTTTGCCCCACCTGGTTGCTTAAAAGTTAATCTAGGTGTAAAAGTATATCCACTACCAGAATTAACTATTTCTAAACCACTAACTTCTCCATTAGTGACTGTTGCTGTTATTTCTGCAGTTTTCGCACCAGGTTTAGTTGGATCTTGAACAATTACAGTTGGTGGATTAGTATCACTATAACCTTTACCACCATCCAATAACTTAACTTCTTTAACACCGTTAACAAGTGCTGTTGCAGAAGCACCACTACCAGTTAAACTATTAATTGATACTTTTGGTGGATACTCATATCGATAATTATTACCATTAACACTTGTAGAAATATTTGTAAGCTCACCATTATCATTAATACGAGCATATCCTACAGCATCAGCACCAAAAGAAGGAATTGGTGCTTCAACAGCAAATAATTCCAAATATCTACCATTTAAAGGTGGATTTTTAAATATAAATTGATCGTGGTCAATATAAAATTCTTCTTTTGGTATTAAAAGTTGATTGTCATATATCGCATAAACATATTCATCAATAACTGGTTCATATCTTTCATTGTTCCTAGTAATAGTAAATTGTCTCTTATCATCACCAAAACTATTTGATATATTATCAATTTGTACTATAGGACTCTCAATAAAACCACTCATATATGTTATAGTAGTGGAAGATGTGTCATCAGCATCCAATTTTGTTCTAGGAGGCTGAGTAAAGACAATATCAGTACCATCTACAGTAAAATCTAAAAGAGGTACTTGCAATTCACCATACACTTTAACAATTAAATGCTGTGCAGATGGTGGAGCAATAGGATTATCTTGTGATGTTAACGGAAATCTCTGTCTAGAACCATCAAAAAGTGCTAATGGACTTGCAAGACCAGTCCATTTTAACTGAACCTGTTCATATGAAATACCTGGACTTAACGCAATATTAGGTGAAGCTGTTGTTCTCTCATAATATACTACTTCATCACCAATTAATAATGATCCATTCTTCTCTAAGAAATCATCAACAGACTCTACAATTATCTTATCATCAGTGGCAGTTATTGGTTCTACAATCTTTGTCGCACCATCAAGAATCCCAACATCCAGTTTATCAATATCCAGATATTGTAGGAAATTATTAACTATATTCTGTCCTAGACCAGTCTTTTCTTGAGATCTATAATAGTACTCAATAAACTTATTAAACAGTGGATAATCCTGTTCAATAAAATCAGGAGTTAATGATTTAACTGACTGAGAGACCTTATTCGTATTTGCCATCTAATTTTAGAAACAAGTCGAGCTGTTTGGATCACCTGTATTAGTAATCTGAGTTACCTCAACCAAAGTTGGTGTTTGGTTAAATGTTTGTGGTGTCAAACTATTTAGAGGGATAGTGGTAGGTGGAATAGTTCCAATTGGTGCTACCGTTACTTCAGGATTAACTACATTAATAATAGTACCAGGCGTTGACGCTGGAATTGTCGTATTATTGCCTGGTATAAAGAGTACTGGGAGGTTTAAATTCGTAGGTAATTTAGTAGGATCTATAACAGTACCTATTCCTGTTACAGGATCGGTTAAATCCATGTTTGTTGAATCAGGAACATCATCACCTGCACCAACAATATTAATAGGACCTATACATATTTCCCCAGTATCGTAATTAATACTACCAGCAGTATTATTAGTATATACCTTCTTATTTCCAGTATTATAGAATGTTTTTAGTTTACCAAATCCATCATCTTCAAATAATTGATCGATACCTGGTCTATCAGCAGTTCTAAAGTTTCCAGAAAGTATAACTGGCTCTTTATTACATGCTCCATCTGTATTACTAGGAGCACTATTATAAAGAGCACCACCAGTAGAAATACAATAAGTATTTGTCTGGTTGGCATCTGCTCTAATATACTTTAAAAGTGAAGTTTGAACAGAAACGTCACTAACTGCTTTATCTGCTAAAGCAATTGCTTTTTGGAACTGTTGGTTTCTAAAGGTAGAGTTGAAATTATTAATTTGTGTTTGAGTAGCCCAATCATTAATAGCATTCTGAATATTTGTTTTAATATCAGAAGTATTACTCGTTACACCAGTATCATAAAGAACAAAGACTTTAGGATAGATATAAAGCTCATCTGGATCAATAACAACAGGATCTATAGATGCCATTGAATATGATCTTAATTTTGTCTGTAAATCCTTCTTAGACTGGTCGTTCAAAAGAGATCCAGTCTTAGTTTTAACAGCAACGTATACTTTACCGTATATTGGAGGTGTTAAAGAATCTCCACCATAAGCAACAACAGACTCAGCATTAGAATAAAGATTTTTAGTAATAACAGCGTAATCCTGTGCTGTTACTGCTCTGTATTGAGAAGCATAGAATCTTGGAGCCATATACTTAATAGATTCTATTGTTTCTGGGTCATCACCCATTTGAGAACGTTGTTTAGTATGAAGAATAATATCGGAGTTAGCTACTGCTATATTGTTACTATCTTCCATAGTTCCAATATAACCAAAACCAGTTACTTCATTTGCTTCTTTTCCAGAACAAGTCAAATATTCAAAATTAATAACTTCACCATCTTTCAATTTCCTACCAATACTATCATCACCAAATCTTACCTGATACCTCATATCCTCGCCTTCAGAGAGGAAGTAACTACGTGTATTACCACTTAGGTTAGTAACAGTTTCTACCATGTTATAAAGGTCTGAAGTGGTAGAAGATTCGTTAGCTTTAACTGTAACTCTTAAAGTTTCTATATCAGCGTCTTCAGAAGGGATTTTATATTCTTGAGTCTGGAAAGTATTAACAGTATACGAAAAATTGATTATAGACCCTTCATTAATAGTAACTGAAGGAAATGTTGCTTTACCAGTTACAGTATCAACCTCTACTGTAATATCTTCTAAGATATTCCAAATATAATTACTACCTCTTGCAACTGGTCCTCTTTTTAAGGTAACTGAACTAGGATATGCCTGATTAGTTTGAGATGTCTGTACTTCCAACATCACACATGCTTTAGCACATGTAATTGATCTAGGAACATAATTTAACAGTTTAGCAATATTAACAACATTATCTCTAATTGTAGATGATGGCAAAAATACTTCATTCATTGCCATATTAGACATAAATGCAGAATAATAGCTATTGTACGCTAAAACATCAACGAGATATGATAATGTGGATCCATTAAAGTCATAATCTGTAAACTCATCTCTCGTTCTCAGATATGATTTTATAGAAGCTTTGATATCTTCAAAGTCTAATGCTGTTAACTTATTCGGTTGCATTTAACTAGGTCTCTGTAATACGAATGATATAGACTCGGTAATAGGCAATCCAACAACCTTATATTTAACGGTTACTGAAACTTTACCTGCAGTATAAAATGGAGTTAATTTGCAACTTAGAAGCTGCACTCTAGATTCATATTGGTTAATGGTATTTATGATCTCACCTTGTATTGTATCTAGTGTAAAGGGATCTAACTGTTCAAAGAGTCTTTGATATACTCCACTACCAACATTACTCTTGAATAATTTTTCTCCTGGTCTAGTTAAAACTAAATTTTTAATAGATTGTTTGATTGCATTTGCGTTTGTTACCTTTGAACAATCATCAGTAAACCTATTTTTAGAAAATGCAATATTAACATCAGCGAAACTTCTAGATTTATCTTTGGTTAATTCTGCTCCTGTTATTGGTTTTAATGCCACTATTCACCTTCCCTTTTTTTAAGATAATAGTCACTTCTTGGGTCTGTAATTAGATATTTACAGTGTTCCCAACCATTCTTTCGGAATTCTTCAGACATATCAACAGGTCTATTTGCCACACCCTTTCCATACGTCTTATTATAAGCTGCCTCCATTTCCTCTGTAGTAGGTCCTACAGAGCTTCCTCTTGGTACAATACTTTTGAATATAATGGGATCACTCATGAATAAAGACGGTATACGTCCTTATTATTTATCTATTAAACATAACGTTTTTTACATCTTTCTTTATTTGGTTCTGTTTTTCCACATCTCGTCTTTTTTTAGTCTCAGACATATCTGACATTGTTTTAGAATCTAAAAACTGTGTCATACACCATCTACCCATATTTTGACCTGCATATTGTGGATGCAATCTGACTTCCAGAACCTGATGCTTAATAAATGATGGGAAAAGTATCATTCTATTACTAACTACTTCAATATCAAGCTTATAATCAGGAAATATAAACTGCCCTCCTTCAAATTTTTTAGGTTCTTTAAAGAACCAAAATAGACCAGTAACCGTTGATGCATCTGTATGTGCTCTATAATAGTTGTCACTTTCATAATATGACAATAATGTAGCATCATAGTCGCAAGTCTTAATAAAATTGGTAAAAAACCAACTTTTTCCTTGTTGTAAGACCTCTTCTGTGAAAATTTTGCGATTTATGCGTAAAATCTCGCATTTTTCCCGTTTTTTTGCAAAATATTCGTCTAAATGAATGCATTTATTCATTTTTAGGAAGCCATTCTCATCAAAAGCACTATAAGAGTCGACTGGATCTAAGAAAATGTCCTCTTTATACAGATTATCGACCTCATTCCACAATATTTCCATCTCTTCATCAGTAAAATAGTCATCTACAACGATGAATGGAAACCCATGTTCATGTGCTTGTATTTTCATAATTAATAGTTGCTCTCGTTTCTATCGAAGACTATGTTAAAAGATAAACTCATTCTATCATGATTTGTCTGATTTGTCGTTATACCATGCATCAACCAACCAGGAAAGAAGGCAAGCAGACCATTACTAGGAACTATTTGCTCTCTTTCACATAAACCTTTATAGCAAAAAGATGAAGTCATAGCAGGAGTTGGATTTTCAAAGTATATGTTACCATCAGATCCATCAGTTTTATAATAGTATACTCCAGACACATCACTAGTACCATGATGATGGCAATGTCCATAATTACCTTTTTTAAATAAAGAAATCCATGAACTTCCAATATATCCATTAGTATGAGGAAAACCTATAGCTTTCATATAATGGTCTAAATGATATACAATTTGATCTCTCAAAAAGTTTAGATCATTTTTAATAATGAAATTATCTTTAAAAGTTGGGTCTGAAAGGAAATGGGTTGCACCCCAATCCCCTTTCATTCCAAATTCAACTTCTTTTACTGCTGTAGTAATTTCATTCTGTATTTCATCAAAGTTATCAACCTTCTCCACCCAATATATTGGAGTTGGATACAAATTAGCTAAAGTGCCTTTCATTTTCCAGTAATAGTTCCCCAGAGTACTTTAAGTAGTCCTTTTTTAGCATCTCCCTGAAGTTCATCAAAAATATACATGTTAAGTCTGAATGCATAGTTTGCTTCAGTAATCAATGTATTAACCTGATGCTCATTGACTTCCAACCCATCTAGAACTGCTCTGTAATCGGTTTTAAACGCCTTTGCATCATCTATCATAGGAAAGTCGTAAAAGTGTAATCCCTCTCCTTCAGGGGGATTTAACGCCTTCTTAGCAATACCCTTAAGGATTTGACCACCTGATAAATCACCAATATACCTAGTATAATGATGTGCTATAAGAAGATATGGATCCTTCTCTGCAATTTCATTAAGTCTATAGCAATATGTGTTACAAGCTTCTGATGGTGTCATCATACTCCTGTACATAGGACCATAGTAATACCTAAGATCTCTATTAAGAAATGCAGTACGGAATAATTTCGCACCCCATTGTTTCAATGTACTTGCTAGAGGATCTTTAGTTTCCTGTATCCTTTCCTCCATTGTCTCATAGACAAAATAAAAGTCCGTGATTAGTTTACGGTACTCTTCTGGGTTTAATACTCCTTTAAGGAATCCAGCAACAAATTTAGTATTTTCTGCTGCATTATGAGATTTTTTAGTACCTTCTTTTAATCTAGTTGATAAAGTCATAATTCTCTATGTTTTTTTAGGAAAATGTTGCCTGATACAGCACATCTACCGTTACACTTATTAGGTGGAACCTTGTGCTTCATTCTACTTTCAAAAATAACTACCTTACCTGGTTTTGGATCTATTATACCCTCTGGATTCTGAAATAGCAAGGGTGATGATCCTTCTGGAACGTTAACATAATAAACAAAGGAATAACAACTAATTCCGTGATTATGCCATTCTATGTCTTCACCTTCTTTATATGTAACTGCCCATGTCTCTACTGTCTTAAAATCATGCTCTGGAGGATCAAACTGATCATCAATAATTCGTTGAACCCAATCAACCATAGTTTTAACATGCTCTTGACTTGAATACAAGTCCCAGTCAGTCATTGTGCAATGTGCTTCTTCAGGATTTACTCCTGTCTTACCAGATCCCAAATCTTGTATGATATGAAATAATTTCTCATTAATATCATTATATGGTGGATAATGATATTCACCTATTTTCTTACCTGTATGTTCTGGTAGAGATACTATAGAAGTACCAGTACTATGATGATTTCTTTCTAATTTACCTGGTTCTACAAAGTCAGGTAGATCCGTATTCATTTCTACAGGTATTTTTGTATTAGTATTGAGAACTATATTACCAGATATAGAAATTCTATATTCATCATTATTAAAGAATGGGTATACCTGATGCTTTAAATTAGATGGGAATAGAAGCATAGTACCTTCTAATGGTGTTCCCATATCATACCAAAATGAATGACTAGCACCAAAAATATCAGTATAATGAAATTCAAATGATCCATTTGAAGCATGACCTGACATCTGACCTGCTCTTTTAGCAATTTCAACTTCTGGATTTGTTCCTGTTTCGTTCTGTTCCTCATTAGTATAAGGAATTTTCATCCAAATAACAAAACTAAAGCATCCAGTATGGTCGTGAGTAGGGTTATATTCACCTTGACGCTGATAATTTACCCACCATTTATGTAAACAAAAAGGATGTAGGTTATTAACCGCAATTTTATCTCCTGGATTACCAAAGTTATGCATATATTCTTGCATCAATGGATCCAAGACGTTAACGTAAAAGTAATCTTCCTTATCTTCAAGATAGTAACTGTCCATTACATGACCAGCAAGCATCTCACCACAAGTTTCTCCCTTATTACCAATCATATCCCAAAGGAACTTCATATGATCGGCACTAAGTTTTTTCTCCATCCACCCACCAGTAAAAGGTACGACAGGTCTAGAAGACTCTTCTTTACTACTGTAATGATCTACTGCATTTACTGGTTTTAGATATAAATCTGATTCTCCTTGAGTATTCCTTGGTACAGGTGGAACACCTGTAGGAATTCTATAATCAGGTAATGTATTAATACCAGAATTACCCTCCCTTTGTATAACAGAGGATTTTAATTCCCTGTCAGGGTTCTTTCTCTGATTAATTATACCCATTATTTACCCTGTCC